CTAATGCAGGTATTGCAACTTATGCAACTAATGCTGGAGTAAGTACTTATGCAACTAATGCTGGAGTAAGTACCTATGCAACCAATGCAGGTATTGCAACTTATGCAACTAATGCAGGTATTGCAACTTATGCAACTAATGCAGGTATTGCAACTTATGCAACTAATGCTGGAGTAAGTACTTATGCAACTAATGCTGGAACTTCTACATCAGTTATTGGTGGTATTGCATCAGTTACTCAACTGAACGTATCAGGTCTTTCTACATTTAGCGGAATAACAACTCATACAACATCTTTATTTGGAACCCAAGCAAGTTTTAGTGGTATTGTAACAGCATCAAGTTTCTCTGGTAATGCTTCAAGTGCTACTTATGCAACATCTTCTGGTATAGCAACTTATGCAACTAATGCTGGTATAGCAACTTATGCAACTAATGCAGGTATTGCAACTTATGCAACTAATGCTGGAGTAAGTACTTATGCAACATCAGCAGGAATAGCAACATCAGTTATAGGTGGCATTGGTTCTATTACACAACTACAAGTTACTGGTGTTTCTACATTTACTAATGGTCCAGTATTAATTGGTGGAGGAACTTCAACAGGAACTGCAGGTCAAGTTCTTCAAGTTACTGGTGGTGCTTATGTTTCTGGTAATGTCGGTATTGGAACCACAAATCCAGAGAAACTTTTACATTTATCAACTTCTGTTGCAACTCCTTTAATTATACAAAGAACAACTACCAATAATAGTGCAGTAGAATATAGAAATACTACTTCTTCTATGTGGGCAGGTTTGGTATCCAGTGCAACCGGATGGGCAGTTGGTGCCTCCGAAAATTTAAATTTAGCACCACACATTTTGGTTACAAGAACGAGTGGGGAATTATTAGTAAATGCAACAACAGCAACAGGAACTTCGTTACAAAAACTTCAAGTTACTGGTGGTGCTTATGTTTCTGGCAATCTTGGTATTGGAATCACAAATCCAACCTATGGTGTTCATATTCAAGGAACATCTATTGCGGAAATTGGTTTTACTGCAACAGGGACGGGTGGAGATAATTTCAGGGTTGGTTCGGGTTCAAACGCTGCTGGTTTTGATGGTCTTCGTGTTTATGATGTAAATGCTTCTGCAGAAAGATTGAGAGTTGATGGTTCTGGAAATATTGTTATAAACTCTACATTAGCAACAGGAACTGCATCACAACCACTTCAAGTTACTGGTGGTGCTTATGTTTCTGGTAATGTCGGTATAGGAACCACAAATCCAACATCAAAACTATCTGTTACTGGTGATGTATTAGTTTCTGGTGTAGTTACTGCTACTACCTTTAATGGAAATTTAACTGGAACAGCATCAACAGCAACAAATCTAAATGGTGGTCTTGCTGGTAATATTCCTTATCAATCTGCACCTAATACTACTGCGTTCTTAGCAAATGGTACTGGTGGTTATGTTCTCCAATCAAATGGTGTTGGTAATGCTCCTACTTGGGTTCCTGCTGCTTCTGCTGGTGCGGTTAGTGGTCTTACTATTAGAGATTTCAATAACAGTGTTGTTGGTACAGCAGGTAGTGTATCTCAATTAACTTTTGGTACTGGATTTTTTGTAACTGGAACAACAGGTGCTGCAGGTATTGCTACTATTACTTTATCCAGTAATATTGTTGGGTCAGCATTAAGTATTTCTGGTATTGCAACGGTTGGATTTATTACTGCAACCAACTTATATGTTGCTGGCGTTTCTACATTCGTAGGAAACGCTGTATTCCAAAGCAACGCAAGTTTTGGGGATCAAGATGAAATTAGATTAGGTGCCTCTGACGATTTAAAAATTGTTCATACAGCATCTGGATCTCCATTTGATCGCAATAGAATTATTTCTAATGTCACTTCACCTAATCTTTATGGACTTATGATTGAAAGTGCTGGTTCAATAATTGCTTTCACTAAAGGTGATCCAATTTTTGGATCTGGCGAGACAATTGCACAATTTATTCCAGACGGAGCAGTACAACTCTATTACGACAACTCCAAAAAGTTTGAAACCACTGGTATTGGTGTAACTATTTTTGGAACTTTAGTATCGCAACAACTTGAAGTCACTGGTGTCTCTACATTCACCAATGGACCAGTATTGATTGGTACTGGAACTTCAACAGGAACCGCATCACAAAGACTTCAAGTTACTGGTGGTGCTTATGTTTCTGGTAATGTTGGCATTGGAACCACAAATCCAGGAGCAACTTTAAATGTAGTTCCAACAGCAAGTTCTATTGCTGGATTATTCTCTGGAACCACATCAAGTGATATGGTTCGCATTACCCAACTTGGAACGGGTAATGCTCTGGTAGTTGAAGATTCTACTAATCCTGATAGTAGTCCCTTTGTTGTGACTGGTATTGGTTCTGTTGGTATAGGAACTGCAAGTCCAGCATTCACGGCAGACATCGCAGGAGATGCGCGAGTAACCTCCACAAACAAAATGAGATTTGGTGGAACTGCAGGAACCACAAACTTCTATATACAGTACAACTCAACTGCAAATAGTTTGGACTTCGTAGCAGGATAATATTATGGGTGTTGTAGGAAGATTAGACCAATATGCATCAATGCTCGCATATGAGTTTGATGATTATTCTATGAGTGAGAACTTGCTTACTTATAGTGAGCAGTTTGATAATGCTATCTATGGGATTGGAAATGGTTCAATATCCACAAATGTTATTACTGCACCTGATGGAAATACAACAGCAGATGCATTTATAGAAAATACAACATCAAATGCTTATCATTTTTTCAATCAATTTATAACAAAATCAGCATCATCTATTACATATACCTTTTCTATTTTTGTAAAATCAAAAGGAGGTAGAAGAGTTGGATTGAGAATTGAATCCGGTGGTGCTGGTGTTATAAGTGAATTTAATGTAGTTAATGGATCAATTTCTTTAAATGCTACTACTTATAATAGTGGATTTTCAAGTCCTTCCTCATCAATTACCAAGTATCCAAATGATTGGTATAGAATAACATTAACTGCAACTTCAAACACTTCAACTTCTTTGTTTGTTCAACTTTATTTGGTTAGTAACATTACTGATTCATCGGTATATACAGGTGATGGAACATCAGGTGCTTATATTTGGGGAGCACAATTAGAACAAGGTTCAGTAGCAACCGACTACACACCAACAACAACGACAGCAATCAATAGAGTTTTACCAGAAACAACAAACACAAACATCACAGGACTTGGAACATATTATAGTTCTGGATTTGATGAGAATGTAGGATTTACTACTTTTCTTTCTGCAAATATTTCTGCACCTTATGACCTTGTATATGATGAGTTTGGAGGAACTCTATTTGGTGCAGGACAAGGAAGATATATGAGACAAAACACTGATAAGTCGGTGATTGTTTATAATGAGATTGATGAAGTTTCTTTCATGGGAGAATTAACTCCTAGCACTAGGAGTGTAGATGAAGGTTCTACGGTTACATTTAACTTAACGAATAGTGCCCCTTCTACAACTTTATATTGGACATTTAGCACCATTAGTGGAACAATTAATACTTCTGATTTTACTGGAGCAGCAGTATCTGGTTCCTTTAGTACTAATAGTAGTGGTATAGGCAGTACCAGTTTAACATTAGCAAATGATGGACTACTAGAAGGAACAGAAAGTTTTCAACTTCAGGTTAGATCTGAAAGTACTTCTGGAACTATTCTTGCAACAAGTGCCACTGTTACTATTAATGATACCTCTATAATAACATTTACTCCTGGATTAGCAGGGAAGTTTTTCAATGGTAGTTGGAGATCAACTATTGCAACTGGAAATATAGGAACTTTGCCACTAACTACAACCAATGATAGTAGCAATGTAACCGGAACTACGGGTCTTCCATCAGCAGCTCATAGATTTGGAGTAAACCTATGGCCTTCCATAGCATATGGTGATAATATTGGTGAAAGTTATGGATTTATTGCTATTGGATATTTTACACCACCAACAACGGGAACTTATACGATATTCACTTCTTCTGATGATTATAGTGGAGTTTGGATTGGTGATTTGGCACTGGCAGGAGCAACTAGAACCTCTGCAAATGCTACTGTTAATAATGGAATGAATTTGGGGGCTGGTGGACAAGCAAATACTAAAAGGTCTGGAACAATAGCACTAACTGGAGGAGTTAGGTATCCTATAAGAATAGTAATGGAGGAAGCCAATGGAGGGGATAACCTCACATTCAGTTGGTCTGGACCTGGAATACTTGAGACAACTGATTTGCTCACATACTTTAGTACTCCATCATCAGGTGGAGTACTAACAGGAAACTACTAGTAACTAAATATCTAAAAACTATAATGCTCTGAAAGGTAGATACGGATTATGAACCTATATTTCTACTCTAATAAATATATCAAAGGTATTCGTTAATTATGGCAAGAAAGGCAATACTGGAGACAGGATATACATTCACTCCTTCCACATATACTATTGTCATTCCTCGTGCTATACCGAGGGAACGATTAATACTGATTACGAACGTAACTACGAACACGGTAATCTATAATTTTTCTGATTCAAATCTAAAAGCAAATACTTATACAGTATCAACAACTGGTAATGCAAACACAACCACAGTCGTATTGAATTATAATACTGCTGGAATGAGTAGTACTGATAAACTTCAAATCACCGTAGATGAGTATGATGAGAAGTTCACACCTTCTGAGGTATATGCTGATCCAGTAAACAAGTTCCGTACATCACAACCACAGGCACTCATTGATACTGACTTTGAATATGGTACTCAAGTCTCCAAGTGGGAGAATCTAGCAACAATTAACAATCGTCCATTTTCCTTTGCTTCTTCTGTTGGTATTAGTGGAATTGGTACAATGACACTACCAACCAGTTCTAGAACAGTTACGGTTGTAGTTGGTGCGAGTGGGACTTCAACAGTTCCTGGAATTGGAACTGCAATTACAGTTCAGGACACTTATTTAAATATTGCTAATGGAAACTTTGTTGTAGAAAGTGTTGGTGCAGGCAATACAAACTTTACTTATACTGCAAGAGCAACAAATACTGGATTAGTTACTTCAATTTTTGACCCCAATAAAACTATCATTTACAGTGGAACGGTTTATTCTGGTGCTGCAATTGGTGGAACTCCAACTTTTACAAATTCAGGAATTGCAGTTACTGCAACCACAACAATCCCTCACGGACTTGCAATTGGAAATCAAATTGCAATTGTTGGAACTAATCAGGTAAATGCAAATGGTTCTTTCTTTGTTGCTGGTATTACAAGTTCAAGAACTTTTACTTATTATGCAAATACTGCACCAGCAGGAACCCCATCTGGTGGTTTAGTTTATGTAAGACCACAAGGGCAATTCTTACATCGTCCTTTTGATGGTGGGGTCATTTTTTCAAATAATGCTCAATCAAACTTTGAGGCAGCAATTCGTCAAACAAGAAGATACTTCCGTTATCAATCTGGTAAAGGTATTCAAGTCAGTTCTGGCACAATTCTCAAACCAAATCTTCAAATTGATTCTCTGACTGCCTCTGGAATTAGTATTGGAAGTACAATTACAGTACAAACAAAAGAACAACATAATATCCAAGCATCAACACCAGGAACCACAATTACAATTTCTGGTGTAAATGAAACTGGATATAATGGAACTTATAGTGTAACTTCCGTAACTGGATATAATACTTTCCAAGTTACAGCAACCGCAGGTCTTACATCCACAACAGCATCTGGTAATTATAATTGCAGTGTATCAAGTTGGTATGGATGCTCCAATCGTCTTGGTACATTTGATGCACAAAATGGTATTTTCTTTGAGTTTGATGGTCAAACACTTTATGCAGTTCGTAGAAGTTCTACATATCAACTTGCTGGAAGAGTAAGTGTTACAAGTGGAGTTAGTACCGTAGGACAAACAAACTCAACATTTCCAACGGTATTTGCTAAACAATTGAATATTGGAGACTTTATTGTTCTTCGTGGTCAATCCTATCGTGTTGTTGATATTGCAAGTGATACATTAATGACAATTTCTCCTGCTTATAGAGGAGCAACTTCTGATTATGTAATTATTTCAAAAACTGTTGATACAAAATATCCACAATCAACTTGGGACATTGATAAGTGTGATGGTACTGGACCTTCTGGTTATAATATTGACCTTACCAAGATGCAGATGTTCTATATGGACTATTCTTGGTATGGTGCTGGATTTATTCGTTGGGGATTCCGAGGTCCAGATGGTAACGTATTCTATGTTCATAAAGTTGTAAACAATAATGTCAATACAGAAGCATATATGCGTTCTGGCAACCTACCAGCACGATATGAAAGTGAGAGCAGACCACCAACAACTTTTATCAATACTACTTTAGGAGCATCTGATACTGTTGTTGGTGTTGCAAGTACAGCAGGTTTCCCACCTGCTGGAACATTATGCATTCGTAACGCAGAAACCTATGAGTATGTGAATTATGCTGGAATTGGGACAACAGCATTCACTGGATTAACGAGAGGAAGGTCTGGTAATGCTTCTCTTGCTCTTACAGTTGCATCAGGTTCCAATGTGGCAGCAGGAACGACCACAAACCTACAAGTAGGACAAAGAATTATTGGTATAAGTAGTTTTCCTGCTGGTACTTATATTAGTGCTCTTGGTGTTGGTACTGTTTATCTAAGTCAGGCAGCAACGTCTACAAACCCAACAGTCATTGCTTCTCCAATGGGAGCAACATCAGGGCAGACATTTAATTATTCTGCAACTGACCCCGTTGCCGTTGAACTTGCATTCCCGACTTATGGACCTTCCATCTCTCACTGGGGCACAAGTGTCATTATGGATGGAAGATTTGATGATGATAAATCTTTGGTCTTTATCTATGGTCAGAGATCAGGAACATCTATTGGTGCTGGTGCAACCAGAGCACTTTTCTCAATTCGTGTAGCACCTTCTGTTGATAATGGTATTTCAGCAGCATTTGGTGCAAGAGAATTAATCAATAGAATGCAATTAACACTCCGAGCACTTGATGTTTCTGCAATTCCTGCTTCAGGTAATGCAAACTTACTTGTAGAGGCATTCTTGAATTCAACTCCAGTTGGATCCGCAACAACTTGGACAAATGCGGTTGGTAATGCTACAAACCGTGCAAACTCATCTCTTGCACAAATTGCAGACTATTCTGCAGGTTCAACTACTGTAACTGGTGGTGAGGTTACTGCTGGTTTCTTCGTTGGTTCTGGAGCAAACTCAATTGACCTTTCACAAGTTAGAGACCTTGGCAATTCTATTCTTGGAGGTGGAGGAACAACTTCAGCAATAAATATATACCCTGATGGACCTGATACGTTAACGATTGTGGTTACTAATCTTACAGCACAAAGTTGTAGTGTGTTTGGTCGTTTATCTTGGACGGAGGCACAAGCATAAGAAATGGCAAAACTTAAATCTGGTACAAGAATTTACGGAACTGCAACGATTGATACAAGTGTTGTAGTAGGTTCTGCCGTAACATTAAGTTCTTCTGGTATTCAAGTTACTGGTATTAGTACTTTAAATAATGCTAATGCAACACAACTTACTGTTTCTGGTGTTTCTACATTCTCCGGTATAGCAACTCACACAACATCTTTATTTGGTACTCAAGCAAGTTTTACTGGTATTGTAACTGCTACTTCATTTAGTGGAAATGCTTCATTAACTCAACTCAATGTTACTGGTGTTTCTACATTAGGTGTTACATCGGCAACAAACCTAACAGCACAACAACTTAATGTTTCTGGACTTTCTACCTTTGCTGGAATAACAACTCATACAGCATCCTTATTTGGTACTCAAGCAAGTTTTACTGGTATTGTAACTTCCGCTCAACTTGATTTAACTGCAAGTGCAACTGCAAGTGATTCTGTTCTTTATTTGTCAGGTGCTCCAACTGGTTCAAGTGGTACGAACGGTCTTTTTGGTATTGGAGCACTTAGTTTCTCTGATACTGATATTATTGCAGACTTTACGCACAGTGTGAATAGTTACGCACAGTTAGTTGTGCAAAATAAAAATAGTGGTTCAAGTTCTTCTGCGGATATTATTGTTAATAATGACCGCAGTGCTGGTACAACTTATTATGGAGACTTTGGTATTAACGGAACCACCTTTGCTGCTGGTGGTCCTTTTGGAGATGTTGATGGTACTTATCTTTATTCTGCTGGTGGAACTCTTTCATTAGGTTCTTTGAATGCTTTTGGTGTTAAAATTGCCACAAACAATACTGAAAGAGTAATAATTTTTAGTACGGGTGAAGTAGGTATTGGAACCACAGTCTTAACAGGAACAGCATCACAACGACTTCAAGTCACTGGTGGTGCTTATGTTTCTGGTTCTGTTGGTATTGGAACCACAAATCCATCACAAACTCTACACGTTCAAGGTAATACTAGAGTTACTGGTGCTATCTATGATTCAACAAACTCACCAGGAACATCAGGTCAGGTTCTACAATCAACAGTATCAGGAACTCAATGGACTACTGCTGCTGCTGGTGGTGGTGGTTCTGGTAAGTTTGATACAAGTATTGATAATGTCCTTTATGTTCAACCAACAGGAACATTAGATATTGTCGGTGTAGGTACAACAACTACACAAATCACAACACTTCCTGCAAGTCCACCCGAATATATTATTCATTCACTACACGTTACAAATGTATCTAATGGTGATGCTGAAATCACTGCTGGTTTTGTAATGAATGCAAGAAAAGTTCCTGCAACAATCTCAGTCAGTATTGGACAAAGTGGTGGACCAGGTATTCATACATTTACCGTAGGTTCTGCCAGTAGCATTACTGTTGGTATGGCAGTGACTGGTACTGGTAATATTGGTGAAACTACAGGTATTGGTTCAACTGCCGGATTCCAGTTCAATACTTATGTAACCAGTGTAGACGGAACTACTATTACACTTAGCAAACCGATGAGTGGTTATGCAACTGGTACTTTATTCTTCTCACCAGTTTCTAAAGTTTCATCCAGACTTCCAGTTCCTGTAGGTTCTGCGGTTGAACTCTTAAAACAACCGATGGTTTTGAATGCATTAGATAGTATTGTGCTACAATCTACTGGTGCAGGTTCTGGTATTGGTTCAACATCAACTAATGCAATTACTCAAGCAGCAAACTCCAACTTCTTAACAGTTACTGCTGGTGCTGCAATTACAAACTTCCTTTCTTCTGGAATGTTAATTCAACCAACTGGTGCTAATACTGGTATTCAGACCAATACATTTGTGGGTGTTGGTTATACTCCCGGTGCATTATCAATTCCTATGACAAGACCAACAACAGTAGCACTTGCATCCACATCACTTTCATTTACAGAAGTTGTTGTTCCACAAGACGGTGCATTACAAGTTACGGTTGTTTATCAGTCATCAACAGACACATCCTACCAAAATGGTACTGGAACTGTTGTTGGTATTGTAACATTAGCATCACAAGCAGTTCCTGGTGTGACTTCTACAACTCCATCAGTTTATTATGGGACAGGAAATACATTCCCATCAATCATTCAGTCTATCAGAGTTTCAAATATCTCTGATGGAATAATTTATCCTGGTGGTGATTATCCAGTCTCCGTAGGTATTGGTAATAGTGATACGATTTTCTCTTGGTTAGCATATAATATGATAATTCCAAAGAACTCTTCAATTGAACTTTGCGAAGCACCAAAAAGATTGGGAATCGGACAATCTATCTTTGCATCATCAAGCACACCAAACGCAATTGAAATACAAATCGCAGGAAAACAAAAAACTACTTAATTTATGAGTATCCTTATATCATTACCTTGTTATGGTGGATTGGTGAATGAAAAAACCACAACATCACTCTTTAATCTTGGTAAACTTTTAGTTCGTAATAATATAGACCACGGCATTATGACCGTCGCAAATGAGTCACTGATTACTCACGGACGGTCAAGAATTGCTAACTTCTTTATGAATAATACAGAGTTTGAGTATCTGTTCTGTCTGGATGCTGATGTTGCATTTTCACCAGAAGATATGATGAAGTTATATTCGTATCAAAAACCAATTGTGTCTGCATCATATCCTATGAAGACACTCCCAATACGACACTGTTATGAACTTTATAATCCTGTAAAGTTATGTGGAAATTTGGTAAAGATTGGTGGAATTGGTATGGGATTTGTATTAATTCATAGAAGTGTGTTTGAGAAACTAAATAAGCATTATAGTGAATTAAAGTATTTTCCGGGATTGAATAATTCAAACTATCCAATTACTGAAAATGAATATCATAATTCATATCACTACTTTGCCGAAATGAATAAGGAAGGAAAATACTTGGGAGAAGATATGAGTTTCTTTCATCGTGTGAGTGATATTGGTTATGATGTTTGGATGGATACAAGT